TTTTACTCCTTTTGTTGTGTTTGCAATACTCTTTATAGAGTTCGTTCATATAAGAATTTCCGCCTATTGCTCTATAATCATCATAAAGTTTATGCACTGTTCCCCTATCGTCACGCCGCATTGCCGCATCTAATTCTAACCGTAGCAAGCGTTTATTATGCTCTGATTGGTTAGAAAGCACGGCATCTAACTTGCCTTCAAAACGGCTTTTGTATTGAACCCGTTTTACAATCCACTCTAACAAAGATATAATAAGCCGCCACATATAACGACAAATCCTTTTCATCTCTACCACCACTTATCTTATCAGAATATATTTTCTAAAATCAAGAGTTTTTATTAAAGGGCTGTGGAATTACAGCCCTTGTTTTAGTATTTTTTATCATCAGACCAATCGGCTTTCGATTCATAGTAGCAACTTTTTGAAAGTGCGCTATCCGCCTTACTTAAATCTTTCAAAATATCACTAGCGTCCAACATCTGTTGAACAGTAAGTTCACTAGACGACTGAAACATTTTATGGACTTTCTCTAATAATACACTTAAATGCGCATAGATATTTTTACGCATAGCCATTTTTTCTTCGTGTGTCATTTTTTATCCTTTTTGTTTTCGGCTTTTAACTCTTTCAGAATATTTGTCATATACTCGAAAGTATCAAAAGGTTTGGTTTGAATCGTCTGAAAAGCATTTGTAATATGAAACAAATTTTCTATATTCGCTTTTGGTGTCAATTCAATAATTCTGTCCAGCAATACGCTTCTCGCTTTTTCGATTTTTGTTTTCATCTTTAATCCCCTTCGGTTTCAGTTGTTGCCGTAGGTGTAGCGTTTGCCAAAGCATCAGCAATAGTGCAACATACATTAAATAAAGTAATGTGTGTTCCTGCCGCCGTTCCTACTATATATTTACCGTGATACCGTTTGCGTGGGCATAATCTATCTGTTCTGATTGGATAACCCCACATATCTAAAACAGGCACAGCCACTCCGTTTATAGTAATCTGATACGGCACAGGCGCACCAGTTATAATGTTATTGGGGTTCAAACATATAACCAAATCAAAATCGTCAAATGTAGAGATGTTGTTCGGGTTAGTGACAGTTAGAACACCAGCCGTTGTTAAAGCCGTTCCACGATGTAAATTTCCACAATTACAATTCATATCATACTCCTTATTTTAAAGTTTCCCGGGAATTATTTTAAAGTTTCCCGGGAATGATTCTTTAAAATCCGCAACCGCAAGAATTGCAATTACAGAACGGGGACATACCCGAAGTGTAAGTTGTTGCGGTTGGATAACGCACAACACCAGCGACAGCGTTGTTCAGTTCCAGTTGGTTGATACGACCGCGCAATGCTTCCATTTTGTTTTCGGTGATTGCATCCAAGATTTTCTGCGTCTGACCGATAGTCACAGCATTGATATCATTTGTGTTCTTCAATGCGTCATAACGGTTTTGTGCAGATGTTTCCTGTATCAACATCTTGGTATCGCAGCAACACGCGTTTTGGTTAGCCAATACTTGTGCTACCTGTCCAGAAACCCCGTAAATGTCGCGTGTCAATTCGCCATACTTGTCCTGGATAACATTTAAGTTATCGTGGAAGTTTTGGTTGACCGCAGCCAAGATTTCTCTTTGGTTAGCCATTGTGTTTTGGTTGTCAAAGCCCTGTTGCATCTGGTTTTGTATTGCTTCGGTTCCGAATTGACCACGGTTGCCAAATCCCCAAGCATTGCCACCGCCCATTAACAAGACGATAAGCAAGATTGCGAACAGACCGCCGTCGCCACCGCCAAAGCCAAAACCATTACCACCGTAAGGATAGCCACCCCAACGGTTTCCTAATACTGCACCCATATCTGCGGGTGTCATTGCATTTTCTGCCATAGTTTTTTCCTTTTAGTTTAGTTGTTAAATCACCCCAACAAACTGCGAAGTTCTGGGGGGAGTTGATTTAAGTCAAACCCACAAGAACGGGCAACATTACGAATAGTTTCGCGCTGTTGTTCCGGTGTTTTACCCGCCATCATTTGATTGACGGTCGCCATCAGTGGGTGATTTGCGAATTTCCCTTGCATAAACATATTAAGCAACATTTGTGGATTCATTTTTAACCCCCATACTTAATAATTTGCTTTCAAGATTGGCAAGACGGGCAAGAATTTCTTGGGTGTCAGTTTTCTTTGTCTGTTCGCCCGCCAACATATATGTCTGGACTTCGGTCAATCCGTCATTGTTCATACGCTTTATAAATATCTTACCGTCTTTATCGTTCATACCAAGATAGATTGTATTTGGCATTGGGACAATAGCCGACATTTGTTCCAGTGTTTCCACATTATAGGGAATTACTGTTGGCCTTATCACTGGTTGTTGTGGGATATTTTGCAAAGGCATACCGTGTTGTTGTTGCCCTGCTTGTTGCATCATTTGCATGTAATACGGGTTCATAACAAAATCCTTTATGCTTTTATACATAAGGATTATGGGGGATTTTTATATAAAAATTTAGGGTAAGAATTAGTGTATTATATCTGTCCACAAACCATAGATTCAACGGCTTTTTTATGGTATTTGAACAGATTGCTTAAATCCATATTCATTTTGATTGCTATTGCTTCAAATTTCATTTGTTCATCGCCAGTATATCGCAATAATAATATTTGGCGTTCAATACGATTATCGGTAGATTCATAGACCCATTGTTTGAAAAAATCAGGATACCGTTTTCCGATACGGCGCAAGAAAACACGCGTAAGCCAAAAATAGATAATTTTACGCTTTGCGTTTTCCATTATTGACCTTTTTCACTGCAAATTTAGGCGCAGACGGGCGTTTTGTTCCCGCACGACCACCGCCAACACCACGAACTTTTACATATTGTCTAGCCATTCTTTACACTCTGATTATTGTTTGTTCCGTCTTGCATTACTTCCATTGCGGTGCCATTAAAACTTTTATACACATAAGTAAAGTGTATGCCTGCCCACAATAAATTTGTAAAAATCAAAAGTAAAAACATACCCTTGAATACAGACCAACCAAATTCAATATCAAGTTTAGGTGTTTTCATTTTATTTCTCCTTAAAACCTGCCGCATGTGCCGCCTGTGCTTGCCTAACTGCACCCGCACGGGTTTTATATTTTTTGCCGTGTTGGCCCCACTGCCACTTTCCGTCTATTTTATGTATAGGCATATTTTACCCCTTTTTCAATATTTTTTATTCGCCATTTTCCCACAACCAGGAATATTTTTCTATGTATTCTTGTAGTGTCATTTTATGCTCCTAATGGGAAATAATATATTGTTGAATCGCGATTACTATCATTTGGTGCAAGACCTGTTAAAGTCTGGCCTGCTTTCATATAGAATCCAAATGTGCTTCGGGTCATTCCAGTGGCATTCCCTTCGGCTAGAAAAATCCGAACATTACCAATATACAATTGTTCCATAGCAGTGTTTCTCAATCCGCTTTGATACGACACAAAGCAATCTATGGGGGCCGTCCATTGGGTTATTCCAGTCAAAGAAACATTTATTCCTTGTGAATAATCTGGCATAACCATATTGATACCACCGCCTGCGTCAAGGTCTATCGTATCCCCGGTCGCTTGGTTTAATGAAAATGAACCCTTGTTCACTCCGCCCTGTGTAATCGTGATTGTCGGGTCGTTGACCGTTGGTATTGTTGGCTTGTCGGTCAAATTATTATACGAACCGGTAGTCGCAACCGTTGCCAAATCGGCGGGTTGAACCGCAGACCGCGCTTTCGCAACATCTGTCGCCGTTCCGCCTGAATTTATCGTTGCCCATTGTTGCGCTGTAAATGACGAATTGTTTAAAGCATATTCAAACACCCAACTTGCGGGCGTAGTCGCCGTGGTGTATTTATAACGATTATACACAGTATTTCCGGCAGAATCTGTCGCAACAACAAATCCATAATCGTTTTCGTCAGCCGTCACCGCTTCTAATTCCGCCAAAGAATTGTATGTTCCACGAAATGTTGCTGTTGATGTAGCAATAGAACTATTTACAAAGTTTTGTGTTGCTGTGCTTACAGGTTTGTCTAAATCACTTGTATTATCAACATTACCCAAACCCACTTGTGCTTTTGTGACTTGGTGCGGGTTGTTATAATTGGTTATATGATTATTTACCGCTGTCGATGCATTGGTTGCTATCGTTTTTGCTTGATTAGCATTTTGTTCCGCTTGTGTAATTCTAGCATCAAATTGTCCAACGGACTCACTCGCCTCTTGGGCTAATTCTTTTGCATCACTTGAATCTTGTTCTGCTATTGTCAATCTTGCATCAAAAGTATCTACTTTATCACTGGTATCTTGGGCTATGTCTTTCGCATCATTTGCAATATCTCTCGCTTCTTCTGCCACCTGTAATGCTTCATTTGCTTTCGATTCTGCGTTTGATTCGGCATTATACCAAGTGTTCCCAACTCGATATTGTAATCTATATTCAACTGTTAAATCTTCTTTAACTGTTTCATGCTGTCTAAACTCTACAACATCTGCGGATTTTGGCATAGTTATATAATTTGTGCCATCTGCGGACACTTGTAAATTGCCACTTGTAATCTTAAAATATAACCCTTTAACAAGTTTTTTTGCAGTGTAGTCAATATTTACCGTTGCCCCGTCATCTGCACTCGATAATAGGTCTAACTGCCACGGGTCGCCTTGTAAAACCTGTGTAGAGAAATAATTTGACTTGATTTCTTGAATCATAGCCACGATTTTAGACAAGATATTTTCAAGTGTTTGGGCATCATAACCGTGCAAAGTCCTAAACGCAACATCTTGAACATTCGGGGTATTCCTGTATATACACACCGTTTCATCTGCTGTTGGTGCTGGGGTATCATCGCCAAAGATAACTTGCTTTTGGTCGGTATCTACAACATAGGTTGGCGTTGATGTTAAACCTGTGAGAGAGTTATAAACCATAACCCCGATAAAATTCTCACTAACTTCTTCAAACAAGTATGAGAAAGTTTTTGTTTCCCCATCGCCTACGATAAAAGTTGCAGAATACGGTGTCGTTAGTGTCATTTTATTCCCCTGTTTTAATCCAAAGTTTCAACCCGTCTTGCTTTGTAAAGGTTATTTCGTTTGTAGCAATACCAAATGTCGGTTTTTCTGCGGAAATCATAAACTGGCAGTGGCCTTTGACCGCGATGTGATATGTCTTGCCGACTTCCATTTCCTGTGGCATCAAGAGTTCCAAATCTGCCCACTCACCCTTGGTGTAAATCTGCAACGGTTCGGGTGCAGGTTGCGGTTCCACAACCGTTTCTTCCTGTTCTAATACTTCTTCTGGTTCCATTATAAACTCCTTTAACTTATTGTGACTTCTACATTGTTGTCAAGGTTAGCATCTTGCACTTCTTGAATGGTCAGCGATACCGCCGCTTGATACTGCGCTTCCAACTCTAACCCTGTCAAACTCGCCTGCGTGATTTCCAGCACATTATCGCCGTCCGTCACTTGTAATGTCTGCCCTGCGACAGATTCTGTTGTCGGCGTTTCAAGTGGATATACGAGCATAACAGGTGTACCATTTGCGCATTGGTCAGCAAGGTATTGTTTCCAATCTTCGACTGTTGAAATTTCATCTTTTCTTACCACAATCCTATACGTGCCGTTGCAAGTTATTTCATTGTTTTGTATTGTCGTCGAAGTTTTGTTTACAGCTTGCAAATGAGTACAGAACAACTTTTGTTGAGCGCCCGTTGCCCGACCCGAAAGACTAAATGCAAACAAAGTATTGCTATATAATGACCAAGGTTCTGTACCGTCAAATACCTTGATAGCTACATTTCTCGTGACAACACCGTCAAGTATGCTTTGGACATCTTGATAATCGCCAACCTTTAACAGCATTTCGGCTGTCGCAGTATAATTCGTATGAGTAATACTAACATTATTCATAACAGATTGCCGAAAGTTGACTCTTATATAAGCAATATCGGCAGGTATGGTATAATCACCAACACTTACACCAGTTCGCCTTTGGAAAACTTTATCTTGGTCGTATAATGCAACTCCTGATAAACCTCTGTCAGAAAAATTATAAACATCGCCACTCGTAACCGCAAGATAGTCGCTATACCCATTGTTGGGTGATGCACCTGGGTTTCCGTTTGCCGATATTGTTTCGTCATAAGTAGCCCCAACAAGTGTAAATATATTGTTTTTAATTGCGATGGTTTCCACTGTGCCGTCTGCATAAGCACTCGGTGTGAAACTTTCTGTTATAGGTGTTGCAAGCGGATAATACACAATTACAGGTGTGCCTGCTGCGTATTGTTGTGCAAGCCATTGTTTGAATGTGGTTGTATCAGAACCAAATGTAGAGTCTTTTATATAAAATCTTGGCGAATCGTCAGGATTACTCCTAAACCCAGCCTTGCACGTTTTATCAGATTGCTGTGACACACTTATCTGTGGTGAAACACCGATGTAATGCGTGCAAAAGCAAGGGAAATCAACATCTTTATCAATCCCAGCATATATATAATAAAATGCGCCTGACGTTGTGTTCCACCCTTCACTACCATCAAACACCTTTACCCCGACATTTCTCGTGATAGTCTGTGTGGTTGCGTCATAAGTATCCGCATACTCACCAACAGCACGCAATACCAAATTCCCTTTTTGATAAAACACAGGGTAAATAGGTGTTGTCGGAGTCGGTGTTCCTGCCTGCGACCCTGTTCCTATTGCTGACGCAGGTATCCTTAAAACCCCATTATTACTCACGATATCAACGGGTGCATCTGGTGTTGGAGTTCCGTTCTGTTCTGTTCCACCAAAGGCTTTGACATACGAAAGGGAATTGGCGATGGCATCGGGTAAAACCAACGGCGATGTTCCTTTGATAATAACTTGAACCGAACCGCCTGTAATCTTATTTACCAACTGCGCTGTGTGTGTTTTACCATCGTCGCCTGTAAATGTGCAAGTGCTTGAAACACCGTCATAAACTGGGGTTTTATTTATCATTATACAACGAACGGCACGGACATTTTGACCGTCTATAACCACCGTTTCATATAAACTAGGAACATCGTCTGGCGTTCCTGTTTCTGTTGGTGTGACGATATTCAAACATCTATGTCCGTCAACTGTGGAATATAAACTTGGCACATCGTCATAAGTCACTGTTCCATTTACTGCGATACAAAGCATAACCCGTTGAGATTTGCCATTTATTGTCGCTGTTGCGAACTTTGACCCTGCTTCATCATCATAGGTTATTTGCCCTGAATACATTTGGGTGACACGGGCGCATTGTGAAACACTACCTGTTTCTTTAATTACCGCCACATCAGACGATATATCATATTCTACTGCCATATTTTATACCCCTTGTTTTATCTTACTTTTTTTCTTGTTTTTTTGCAACAGGTTTTTTGCTCTTTTTTGTTTTGCCTTTTGGTTTTGCTTTAACCCCGTATTTTATAGATAGTTCATTTTGAATATCACGGTGTAATTTTATAACCGCTTCATCTTTTTCGGCTTTGCTCATAGTTTTATACTTAGAACTACGCAACAACTTGTTTGCTTCCGCCATATACATTCTTTCCATATCTTCTTCGGCTTTTATAAAATCTTCGTGTGAAAGTTCGTTATGCAATTTTGTTGTCTTACCAATCTGTGCCAATGGGCTTGCTTTACCCCATTTTTCCAATATTTCTGCCTTTGTTGCCCTATCACTATAAGTCACTGCCCCAATACCGATAACATCTGCCACAATCGCCGCACTTGCTTCTAATGTTGAAATATCTGGGTCTCTATCATCACTAAAATTTTCTAGTATAGAATCCACATAAATTGGCAAGAATATACCACGGGCAAAATGTGCCGCAGTTTCCGGTTGATTCATAATATCTTTTGGCAAATAAGTATCATCAAATGCGGTTCTGCCGTGTTCATATAGCCCATTGATAATTGAAATAATAGGTGCTTGACGGTTCTTTAAGAATCTTGCAAGCGGGTCCCACGAATCTTTACCATATTCTGGTTCAATATACAATTTTACGGTTTTAGCGACAGATGTTATAACCGGTGCAACACCAAAAGTCATATCAAAACGGGTCTTGCCAAACACAATTTTGCCATAATCTTCTGTCGGGTTCCAACTATCTAATACTTTTTCCCAGTAATCTTTTTGGTCGTCATCACTTATTGCCGCACTAATCAATGCAGAGAAAAACGGCATAGCAATAACCAACCCAACCGCCGACCTGCCTTTATCCACATTTTGTTTGTTGAAATAGAAAGTGTCTAAATTTTTAATGCCTTTCTTTGTAATTGCTCTTTTTGCCCAATCTGCTACTGCAACAGGGGCATATATTGTGTTTTTAACCGTTGCGATACGGCTTGCCGTCCACCGCATAGCCATCATATAAAACGACACCTTGTCCATAACATCTTTACCGCCTTTCAAACCGTTCCAACGCCCCGTTTGTTCCATAATCAAATCGCCAATGCCGTTTTCTTTTAATAATTTAATATCCGCTGTGGTTTTGGCATCGTATAGGTCTATCATCATATTAGCATACATAAAACGAGCCATATTTACAGCCATATTAAAACCGCTTTCTGATGCAGAATATAGGCGCATAATAGGTCTAATTGCCTTTGCCCCCGCTTTTAATAACTTTTTCTCGCCAGTTCTTGAATATTCTTCGGTTTTCTCTGTTGCCTGTGTGATATAAGAGTTCAAAAACTGTTCTTCTGTAATACCAATATTGACCCCTAACTGTTTCAAACGACCGCTAATAACATTCGGGTGTGCATATATTTCAGCCCACGCATAATCTTGCTTTGTATACCCATTGGCATCGGTGCTTGTGCCATTCCAGAAATCACTAAAAGCCCGTTGCGTGCCTTTCCACCACGCCTTAAATCCTATCCCCGGATGCACAAAGAACATATTGGATATATTCCGCCCAAATGACAAGTCGGCAGACAGAATCGCAGAACGGGTTGACCCAAGTATCTTTTTACCTACCGCTCGCCAACCTTGGGATAATAATTCCTGTGATATATCTGCGTAAGTTTGTTGATATTTTCTAATTGCTAGCCCAAGTGTCAGATATTTTTGATAAAGTTTATCGTTTTCGTGTATCTTTTGGACATCGGTTTCTTTATAAATATCTTTATACGACTTGACATTGAATAATGGGTTCCCGTTTTCATCTTTTTCTTCTGCTATGGCATTATTCAAATCTTCCAATGCCGCATCAACCGAGTTTTGTGCTTCAACAAGCGATTCGGATTGTTCTTGATTTAGTGCCAATTTCATATCTTCTTGGACAAGTTTTTCAAGATACATACTTTCATATTCTGGCGACATACGACCTTGCAATCTACGAATACGATTCATAACAATATCGTCAACAATGTTTTTCTTGATGTTTTCTTTGGCAAGTTCTTTTTCTGCCTGCCTTTGCAATGCGGGTGTAATAATATTTTCATATACGGTATCTTCAAAGAACTTTACATTTTCTTCCGAACCAAGAACATTACGCAGTATTTCGTTGCGTTTAACTGGGTCTATATTCTCATCTAAAAAGAATTTTTGTAATGAAATACCTTGTTTTTTCAACTCTGTCTGCAATTCATCAAGAGTGGAAGGTAAAAAACATCTTTCTTTCATTATTTACACTCCATTTGTTCTTTAATCAAGTCCCATAACTTTTTATCACTCATAACTTTATTGGATTTTACAACTTTATCAACCGTCTTTTGCACTTTGGCGGACTTGTTTTTAACAGCGCGTTTAACTTTATTGCTTGCTTGTGCTTCAATAGTCGCCGCATCTCGTATCGCATCAACTAAACTATCGTCTGCCAATGCTCGCAATTCTTGACCGGCACGAGTCGCAACATCAGAATATGCACTAATCAGCCGTCTTAACTGTGTTTTTCTAACTTCTGGGTCTTGTGTCTTGGCGATTTTCCGTTTCAATGCTTCGGCAACTTCGGCTCTTAGGAACCCACGAGTGTCAGCCCTGTTGTTTTCCAACATTTCCCAAGCAACATTTTCTTCATTTTCAACAAGGTCATCCGCTGCTTTTTTGGCGGCTTTGGTATCTCTAACATTATGCAAAATCGGCGAAATACCTTCGGTTTTTGTTTGTTTTGCGATGCGTTCTGCGTATATACTCTTTGCTTGTTTTGGTTGTTGGAACGAATTTAACTCTTTACCGACTTCATATTCTACTTTTTGGTCGTCTGTCTTTACATTTTTAAGTTCATCAAGTTTAGTGTTGATTTCTTCAATCTTGTCATTGATTGTGTCAATATCTTGCTTTGTTAGCATATCTTCATTGACCGGCAACACTGGCGATTCAATACCAACGGCTCTATTTATTGCATTTTCCTGCGCATTTAGAAAATTTAACTCTAATTGCACTGGCGTTGGTGTTTCTTTTGGTTGTTCAACTTGCTTTTCTTCCGTTATCGCCTGCTCAGTAGTCGCTTTTTCTTCAACTTCCGATTTGGTTGTCGTTGTTTCTTCGGTTGCCACTGTTTCTCCGGTGGGCTGTTCAGGCAATGTTTCCGTTGTCTGTGTTTCAACCGTTGGTTGCTCTGGTGCAGTTTCTTCCGCTTGTGTTTCGGTTTGTGCCTGTTGTGCTTCAAGTTCTGCCCGTCTATCTGCGATATTTTGCTTTTCTTCTTCTATTACAGAATCTTCCATAACTTGAATACCTGTTTTTTCACGCAGATATTCAACAAGGTCGTTAGTATCCTGCGACCGTTCAAAAAACTCGTTTTTAGACAGTTCTTCGTCTTTTTTAACCTGTTCCTTGATAACATCTCGTCTGATTCTAGCAAGAGTTTTATCGGCTTCTTTTTCCGTCTGACCGTCACGCATCAACTGTTCTTTGGAAAACTGCATAACACGGCTTTTGGGCGACATATCCGCTAGTGCCATACTGTTTTTGACTAACGCATCGGTTGAATCTTCAAGGTATTGCCACGCCAATTTGCTCGCATCCGCCTTTGTAAGTCCAAAATTATCAACCAATATCTCTTTCATACGGTTGTGATTGTTCACAAATCCTAAACCGCCAACAGTGGCACCGCCAATGCCACCCAACAACCCTGCTTTCCCAACTTCTAACAAATCCTTAGCCCAAGATTGCTTATCTGTGTCTGTTCCATAAATCTCATTTTGCGCCCTGCGACTTGTTCTTTCTAGCCCGGTCTGCACAACTTCTTCAACTGCTTCGGACAACAATTCTTCTTTTATGAATTTTTTACCTGTGAATTCGCCCAAATGGTCTAAAAAGTTTGCTTCGGCACCCTTTGCGCCAACTAGACCTGCCAATGCGCCATACACAGTCGCAAAACCCAACCCTTCGCCTTTATATTGCTCTAACCCGCCGGCACGCTGTCTTTGTGCGGCAATATCTTTTGATAGATATTCGCCACCTTCTGCCAGTCCTTCGGCAATTCCACCTGCAACCCTAGCCGTAGCACCCGCCCCCTGTAAAGCACCCGCCCCCACTAGGACAGCACCCATTTGCCCAAATACATCGGCAATTTCATTACTAAAAGCATCGGCATCTACACCCAATCTAAAATCACGCAACGCTTTATCAAAGTCCTGACTTGACCTAACATCGTCCAAAGCATTTAATAATTCAGCACTTTTTTCTTCACTTATACCAAATGTTTTTGCACTTGCCCCTATAAATCTTAAAACATCTGTCGGCATATTTTCTATTGCCCTAGCAAAAGAATCTTTGACAGAATAAAAGAATTCCCCAACCTTGTTCATACCCTGACCAGTTCCATCATGAAAAACAAATTCGCCAATTGATTCTGGGGCGGTTTTTTCTTCAATATCTTGACTCCAATCTGGCAATTCTTGGCGTTGCGGTATAACTTCATCAAGCAACTGTTCACGAAATTCGCCCTTACCATTACCGCGCAACCATTCTATTGGGGTTTTAACTTCTGGCAACTCAGATAACCCAGAATATTGTGATTCTGGCAATTTTCCATCTAAATCAAAAGTTTGTTCAGCCATTACAACTGCCTTTTTGCTTTTATGGTTCCTGTTGGGTCAATACCAAGATATTCAAAAGAATAACCGTTATACATAAATTCTACTGGCTTGCCACCTGTTTTATCGTGCTGTATAAACTTTTTAATTAAATCCGGTGCAACCTTGCCTTCGTAATTTATATATGCGACATTATACGGCAATTCAAAAATTTTATTATTTGCACCATCAAAATCGCCACCTGCCATATCGTTCATAACATTCAGATAGGTATCTTTTACCAAATTATACTTGGCGCGGTTCTTTTCTGATGCTTGTGCATAGTTGAAATCGCGTGCTTTTTTGGTCTTAAAATCAACCATAACTCCACTATACATTGGGCTAGTATCAGATTTTTTTAGTTTTATCTTTTCGTCCGTTTCAGGTTCTTCGGTGCTAAACAATTCTGCATAATGGTCTAGTATATTTGCTTTTGCAAGTGCCATTGTGTATTGGGTTTGTGCTTTGTAATCAGGGTTATTTACAACATTATTCGTTATGTTTTGCAGGTTATTATAATCTGCTTCACTAACATTATTTGTTTTTGCGTTATTCAATGCTGTCAAAGCCCCATTTAACACTTCATCGCAATTACCGTCTTCGTCTATCTTGCACTGCGACAGAGTATTTAGGTCGTCAAACATTTGTTTAGTGCCTTTATAATCTGATATTTCAACCATAGACACATTACCAAAGTTTTCACGATATTTCATCATATTATCTAAAAGTTCTTTGGCCCGATTCGCTTTTGTTTTTTCGGCTATTTTTTGTTCAGATTCATTAAACACCTTTGCAACTGCATCTTCTTCGCTCATTCCTTTTGATACAAGATTGTCAATGCGTTTCAAGTCATTGGTGTTTGCTTTGCTTAAAATAGTGGCATCTGATTCTTCATCATATCTGCCCTTAAACATATCATAGAAATCTTTAAGTGTGCTGACATCGCCAAACTTATTATTTGGATTGTCATCAAACACTTTTTCAATCGCCTTTTCTTCTGACATACCTTGCTTTTTATAACCGTCAATTTTATCAAAGAATTGAATCTGCGCATCATCTTCGGCCATACCAATATTATTTATCATATCGGTCAATCCAACATTAGAATCATATTTACCTTTATAAATATCGTAATAATCCTTTAATGTGCTTTCGTCGCCATAGGAAAAGAAATCATCGGGTAATTTTGACATATTTTCTTCTGGTTGTGCATAAGACATCTGATTGTCTTCTTCAAAGAATTTAAGGTTTTCAGGTGTCGGCAATTTCAAAAACTCGCCGAATCTTGCGACTTTTTCTTCTTCGTGTTCTTTTTTCGCAATCAAAGCAGATTCGCCAAGTGATTTTTCTAACACAGGTTTAACCGCATCAGACACTTCTTTATGAATCTGCCCAAGTGATTGTTCCGAATAATCTTGTTCTTGTGCTTTCTTAATGTCTTTTTCTAACTGTTTCTTTTGTTTTTCTAACTCTCTGCGTTGCGGTGTGCCTTTTTTACTGTTTTCAATACCTGCATTTAACAGTATTCTTTTCTCATTTAACCCACGATTGACACTTTCGCTAACAATATCATTGACACCCTGCAACATATCATCTGGCACAACTTCCTTAAAGTTTTCCATAGAATCCATTATCGCCTTTGCTTTTACTGGGTCTGTTTGTGCCATATTTGTCATAAAATCAACCAAGGACTTTTTATCCAACTCATACAGGGCCGGGCTAGCACCCGCAGGGGCGGTGTTTTCAATATATTCTTTTAATTTATCCCTGCTTTCCTTATGCGATTCCTTAAACCCGTCAACATCGCCGTTCGCACCATACATACCTGCGGTTTTATTCATTGTTTCGGCTATCTGTTTGGCAGATTCTTCCCCTTTCTTTAACTTCTGTTGATATGCCCATTTAACATCGTTGCCGATAAATTCATTTACTGCGTTCTGCGTTTTGTTTGTAAATTCAGCCCTACCTGCTTCGCCTAATCCTTGTCCGTAGAGATTTGACAACCGGGCATATTCATCACGCATACGCTTTTCGTGTTCCGCCGTGCCGATAAAATTGGGGTTGTTTTGTCTTTGTTCCATATTCCAGCGCAACAGGTCGTTCTTTAACCTACCGGCCATATCTGCTGCGACAATCTTATCAGATGCATCAAATGCTTTCTGTTCGTTCACAAGGCGGGTTTGTGCTTCTTTAAGGTTTTGTTGGACTTCTGCTGTATATTCTTTATCGGCTTTTTCTTGTTCCCTTTCTAATCTTGCCCCGTATTTTTGCATAGCAGAACCAATGCCAGAACCTATTGTCCGAACGGCATTTGCGGTTGCTTTTGCCCCCGATGAAACATCTGGCGATTGTAAATTCACATTTTTTCTACGAATAATATCAACCATTTTTGCCCCCTAGAATACACTTAAAACCGAACTTGCTATATTGCCAATAAGATTGCCCCTTAATGCTTTTTGCTTTTCTTTTAATGACCTTTCTTGTATGTTGTAATTGTGTTCCATCATACCCAAATCTTCCTGTAATGCTTGTCTATTACTAATCATAACATCTTGGGCCGTTCCCGATTTTATATCAAGGCCAGACGAATAAAAACTCATCTTATTCCTAGCCATAGTATCGGCTATACTTTGTTCAAAATTTTTTATATTATATGCTTTTTCTCTTCGCAAGGTTGCTAAATCACTTGCAATTTGGGATTCGTCTGCCCAATAATTACCAAAAGCACTGGCAATCCCAAACCCCATTTTCGTTGCTTTGCCTACCATACTAACACCACCGCCAAAGCCCATTGAACCAGATGTAGGTCTTGCTAGTGTATATCTGCTTTCGGGGTTTCCATACATACCGCCCGAACGAATCGCCATATCATCGCCCATCATCTTTAATTACCCCCTTCATTGCTATAATTTATTATAACTTCAACTGCGTTCACTGTAAAGGGCAAACCTTTATCAGATTTCATAATTATGAATTTACTCCACTCTGGCGTGTCGCCCGGAACTATTACATAACCGCCGTTCATAGTCATATTTGTTAGGTCATAGTGTGTATTATCGTTTATATCTTCAAGCACTTGCATATCGTCTAAACTTGTGCCAATCGATAAATGCATCGTATTTTGGATTTCAAGATTTATCTGTCGCACCGATTTCATAGATTCATACGGTCTTTCTATTTTAATAAACGCATACGCATCATACAAAGCACCATAAGTGGCCTTAAATACTGGTTTTGGCAACTGTATGATACTACCATAAACATAATCGGCATCTTGGGCGCGACTAAACTGGATACTTGTTTCACTGGTATCATTTACTGTAATTTCATCATTTGTTTCATCATAAGACACCACAATATTTTGATAATATTTGTTTATTCTTTTCCCGTTTTCATCGTATAATTGGTCGCCAGCAACAGGTGTAGCCGATTTAGTAAATACATAATTACTATTACCATCTACCCAACCACAAAATGTTAAATTCTCATTTTCTCCGGTCACAGAATATTCGCCTAAATATTGCCCTGGCGAAACCACGCCCAACATACCAGATAAAGAACCCTTTATCGGCAAATCGTTAAATTGTATATACAATGTATCAAAAACATACGAATCCCCACGCTGCGAATCTATTGTGATATTATACACACCCGCTGATTCACTTGATTCTATATTCAAGACAACCCATTGATTTTCGTCATTTAATTGCCCTAACATAACTTGTGAACCGATAAATGCCGATAAATCCGTTGTGGTTGTCAGGGTCAAATTGTCCCAATCTATGGTTGCGGTCAATTCTATTGTATCTTCATACTTTTGCCAACAATCCAACGCGATATTATTGTTTATGTTGTCATAGGTTGCCCATTTCTTGTCTTCTTTCGTCATAAATGGTGCGATTGTATCAATATAATTACCTTTATCGGGCATTTCTTCAATAAACCAACTGCCATTGCGACAAGTCACAATAAGCAATTTATAATTCCGCCCAACCTTGATTTGAACTATATCATAGATATAACCGTCTTGAATCGTGATTGGGAAAAATCCTTGATATACGCCTTTCATATAGTTTAAGGCGAACATATTACCCGATTCTAATAACCCATAAATCAACTTCGATTCGTCATTGACATAATGCAATTCGGTTATTTTATCAAATGTAATATCCTTGGCATACTTTGCAAGGTCGTCAACTTGGAACCTTTCTGTAATCAAATCATAATCAACCGCATATAATTTTGTGCCGTCACTAGACCCATACAGCATAATGTCGTCTTTGAACGCAGGTGTAGAATTACCCGCTGGCATACGGTTTCTTAAATTAAACTCAACACTTTGATTCGTTGCTATCATACCACTGGCCCCCGAATCAACCAATGCCAAACCATCTTCTGAAAAACTATATAGGACTTTCTGCCCACCAATTATATTTGATATTCTTGTTTTTAACTGGTTGCATCTCAAATTCAAATAATCATCATATTGAATAGTGCTAGTAGTAGGCGAAGTCGTAAATGTTTCATAATCGCCGAATTTACTCGCAATAACTGTCTGCGGATTATTTTCAAAACCACCAAACCATAATCTATTTTGGAACAATGCCACAGATGTCGGATAACCACCAACAGTCGACCACAATGTTTGCGTGTTTGCAGGATTAAATGCGCCAAAATTCAAAACCCCAGTATTATTTTGCAATCTATATGGTATAACACCATCGCAAGCAATAAACAATTCATTAGAATCTTGTGCGTATTTCAGTTTTTTTAATTTATCTTCTGTATATGCAACAGTTTCTTCAAATGGGCTAGAACTAGCAACATTAATAAAAGATGCTGAACTGATAAACACCCCATACACACCTGCTCCCGATGTAAAATATACACGCCAATATCTATGATTCTGTGAATATTTGTCTTGTGAAATTGTCATCAAGCATTTACTTGTATATATATCCGGAAGCCCATGCCCCGCATGATAATAATTCACTTGGGTATATTGCCCAACAGTATAATCTGTCTGAACCCCAATCCAAGTGTTCCCATCATCAGAATATTGAATAACTGGATTTGTCCAATATAGATATCGATACCCGTCATTCGAATTATTCCAAAACCAAATTTTAATTTCCTGCATACACACATCTGTATCACTATTTTCAATAGTAATATATTGTGGTGCGTTGCGATGGGAACTGTCTAGCCAATACCCCCCCACCTTCAAATACTGGCCGTTCGCTCTCTCTTCGCTGTTTAACAAATTTCCTGGATAATTATTAGAACCAGAATTAGTCAAAAAAGATGCGCGCACAATCCAATCGCCACTTGTAATACTTGTATCGCTTACATTGCCATTAGGCCAATTACTTTTTGCAGGGAATGCAACAGTAGCCTCGCTCGCAACACTCAATAACGGTTGTAAATTACCATAAATATAATTATATCCCCTAACATTATTTGAACTGTCTGAATTGATAGCAATAATAGCATCGTTTTCGTTAGGCAAACGAAACGGGATTAAAACAGTAGGCCCAGATAAATCTAACAAATGTTTTGTGCCAAGGCGTTTTCTCAATTCGCCCTTTTCCCCAGACACGACATTTAGGGCTTTTGCTAACCCTTGACCGATAAAATCAGACCGTTCTTTGCTCTGGACTTCTCTATCATACTGCCCATTTACAAAACTATTTTGAACCAATTTTTCTGTTGCCATATTAGTATCTCCACGGGAAAGGCCACACTGTTTTTTCTAATCTGTAATGTTTCTTTTTAATCTTTGTATCTCTTGCGTTTAATGCGTTGAACGATGCCAACTGTGTCTGATATTCGGCATCTACAACCTGTTTTGCTGTGCTATCTTTGGTTAGGAATTGGCACGCTTTCTTTGCCAATGCGGCGGACATCAATTCGTCAAATTCGTCTGTCCACAGCCCAGTATCAACGACATCACGGACATAATTCAGATAAATTGTCTTATCGTGTGTAATTCTTGGCACTCTGATTTCACGGCCATATTCGGTAAAATCATCGTGTCTATCAACCTTTTGAATATACAAACAATCTTGTGGTTTTAAGAACTTTATCTCGCCGTCCGGGTCTGTTGGGTCAACAGGTGTTCCCGGTAATGCCATATTTTCAACACAAGCAAACCGTGGGCGAACAAGTTTAATCATTTTACGCCGTGTTTGTGAATAATACGCGGCGAAAATTTTATCGGATTGTGAAATGGGCTGGTCTAGGTTGGTGCAATCTGGTCGCAAACCCATAATTCTCAAAGCATCATTACATAATTCGACTGGTGTTTTCATTTTCCTTACCTTTGTTTAAGTGTTGGGGGACTCAGCCCGAATCCCCCAAACTGTTTTGATATTACGATTCAATGGTCGTTGACAAGATTTGAACGCGTGCGCCTTCCGTGCGGCAAGCACCAACTTCAATCTTGAAACGGAACATCTGAGAATTCAGATATGTTTCCATTGTCGGGAAATGTTCAACCGATTTAATATCAATCTTCGCTTCCAAAGCACCCGGTGCGACAACCAAGCAAGTGCGGGTTCCACTGGATTCAGTCAAGATAGGGTTCGTGACCGTTGTATCGGCATCAGACCCCGGAACAACATACACGCTATATGTATCGAATACTTTTTGAACGCGTGCTTTATTTGCTTCGGTGTAAGAAGTATACAAACGGTTGATTAACTTATCCAAAGCAAACAACTGTTTTTCTTCGGAACCAGTGATAAATATCGCAGCATTCTGCCATTCATCATCGTCAACCAAGCCAGAATTTTGGAAGTTTTGTGCGATTTTACGCAACAACGCTTCTGTAATACCGCCGGTTGCATCGATTGTTTTACCACCGTCAGCCGCAAAAGCAACCGTTGTCTTGGTCTGTTCCGGTGCGCCACTGGAAATAGATGCGGTCGCCGCAACTGCGCAAGCACGGTCAATTTGACGATTACCTGCCGCAACTGCGTTCATCATCAAAGACGATGTCGGGTCGGCGATTGCTTTATCAACATCAATTTCTTTGTCCATCAACAATTCCGCATAATAAACTGTGGTATACCATTGACGGTTATCGGTTGTCCAAGTGGTCTTGGTATTGCTATCAGATGCCGCGTTTTTGCTGTTGATAGCAGTGACTTCGAACGGTTTAATACGAGCCAAGTTATGGATAGCACCATTAGCATTGTCGTATTCTAACACGCCAGATTTTTGAAATTTAGATTGTTTCTGTTGTGCGGTTTTGAAATATGTATTTTTGAAAACTTCCAACAGTGCAGGTGATGTAGATAACATTTTATATCTCCTTTGTATTACATCAATTGTTTATTTTCAGTTTTCGCAAGTCAGGTTTTTGATTAAAAAACTTTTGCTAGTTTTTTTTGATAGAGAAGAAAAGCGTTAAAAACTTCTTTTGCACTAGAAGTTTCTTGTAATCGCAAGAGTCCGCTTCTGATATTTGTATAGTAAATAAATTATAAAAAAAAATCAAGGGGTTTTTACACCCCTTTGATTGACACCTATAAACTTATGCTTCCAGTTTTACCTTTGGCAGTTTTTTATAGTCAACGATAGAATCTATCTTGGTTATAAATTCTGCCTGTGTCAACTGGTCTTTTAACGATGCGTCTGTTTTAATGAGATATTTCTTATAAAATTCTCTTTGCAACGCACGAATTGACGGGTTGTTATAGGCACAACCACGGATTCCATAGTAATCACAAGCATATTGTATTTCATCCTTGCTCAAACTAAACACATCTTTACCGATAAATGTCAATTCAAGTTCACTTTCGGCTATTTCATCGATAGAACGGTTGATAACACCATCGTGATAATTGCCCTGCTTTACCAATTCCATATTTACAAACCGTTGAATATGATATTGCAATTCTTCTTCTGGGCATTCTTGAATAGTAATATCGACAGAATACGCTTCCATCTTTTCCCCATTGCGAACATTGCCACGAACGGTCAATTTGAACGCAGGCACTTTTTTATTTACTGCCTTTGTCTTTGGGGTTTCGGGTTTTTTCAATTCTGCTTCCACTTGTTTAGAATACTCATCTGCCGCTACTGGTGCCGTTTCGTGTTCAACAACACCGTGGACTTCCGGTTTATCTGATAAACCAAACTGTTCTTTTGCATTTGCCATAGTTTTTACTCCTTGTTCCAAGATTCGATTGTTTTGTTATATCTTTCTGTTGCGCCTTTCTGTAAATCGGCACAAGTTTCGTCAATACCTTGTGGGGTTGCCATATATTCGTATGCTTTCTGTGCCGTTTCTAGTGCGATTTCTGCTGTTTTGCGCTTTGATTCCAACGATTCTTTAATAACATTAGCACCGATATAAGACGATGCCTTATCAAAGTCCGCCATTTGTTTTTCTGCGCTTTGATAGAAATCTGCGACTTGTTTATCCAATTCAACCAAATCTTTTACAATCTTGTCGTCTTGGAATATGAAATAGTCAGGTATCTGTTCTGGTTCAACAATCCAAACAAATTTCATATCTTTTTGGTCTGGACAACTTGCACCACCGTTTAACCGTGTCTGACACAGATAAACATCTTTTGAACTAATCGTTAGTTTCGCGGCGTATGCTTTGTTATCGAAAACAAACCCCACAATCTGACCGTCCATAGCAAACTTGCCATCATCGGTCTTTGCGAATAAATCGTCTTTGGTTAAAAATTTCATTATTGCCACCCATATTTCTTAAAGATTTCTGCTTTTAATTCTGCTTTATTCGGTGTGTTTGGCAGATTTAAGATTTCGTCTTGCATCTTTGCCAATACTTCCGGATTTAACTTGCCGTCAGAATTAAATACCTTGTTTGAATCGTTTGAATTGCCAGATGCCGGCGGTGTTGCTGTTTCTTTTACTGCCATTTTCTCTGCCAATTCGCCAAGAACACCGTAAACTTTAATCAACTGGTCATTCTTGGTTTCGTTCAACGCATCCACTGATTCCTTTGATAAACGAGCAAGCATAGAATTTATCTTGTTTTCGGTATCTTCACGACCCTTAAACATCTCTTTTTTCTTGCTTTCCCACTCATTTGAATCATATTCCTTATCTTTCTGTGCCTGTATGAAATCTAATATAGGTTTCGTCTGTTGCTTTACAAGACCGGCACCTTTCGCAACCTTGGCGAACGATTCATCAATGTCCGACCAATCTTGCTTATCCGCAACGGCTTTAACCTTTCCGAAAAAGTTATTCCATACTTCTTCGCCGTCATTTTCTGTTGGCATAGCCCGTTCACTTTTCAACTTGCCGATAAACGATTCGTTATCGACTACTTTTTTACACAAGTCAGATACAGATTTACAACCTTGTAATGCCTGCACATCCTTATATTCTTCGGGTAATGTGAAATCGTTTTCATCCATTTTTTATTCTCCTTTTCTCATAGAATGTAACAATTTTGAAAGATTATCCGTGGTTAAACGGCTTAAAATCATCTCTCTAACTAACTCTTGTTGAACCTGTATCATAACCCTATCTTCGGGTTTATACTTGTAAATACTATCCCATTTACAGTAGGCAACGATATTTTTAATAACCAATTCGCCATATTCTGTTGAGAATATCGAATTTAACGCACGATTGTATTTAATCTGTGCTTGTTTTCGTTTCTCTGCTTGTTCTGGGGTTTCTTTGGGCTGATTCAACGCTCTTAAAATATCATCTATTGCTGATGATTTATTGGGCTGATTGTTCATATTATACACCTTGGGTTATTTGTTGTGCTTGGGCATTATTACGATTGGCTTGTGATGCTACATTCGCAATCTGTGCCTGTTGTGCCATCGCCATTTGTTCTTGGCGTTGGGCTTTCCGTTCTTCGTGTTCTAACTTTGTGGGCAGAACATTATGCAGAACAGAATCTTTAAGTATTGCCAACACAGAATCATACATGTCAATATCAGGTGCGATTGATGGGTCTAACTGTGCCGACATCATTAAACTGTTGCAAGTATTTACGAAATCTCTTTGTTGTGCTGAATTTATGATATTCGTGATAGAATTGTTGAATTTAATATCATACCAATCTTTACCGTCTTTAAGTGCTTTCTTTACAAAGTCTGGCGCATTATCAAAATCAAAGAATCCAGGGTGTCTTGCACAGATATTTACAATTCTACGATAGAACCCGTGAATCTGTGTCAAATGGCGCATAATTACACCCGACAATACTTCACTCTGTAATGCCAAACGATTTACAAACTCTGTCGCTGTCATAGAACCTGTTTGAACGATTGGAACGATAATATCTAACTTAAACGCTTTAACCAACTCTTCGGACAAGTAAGTAAGCAATTTATCAAACAACGGTGCGATATTTCCGATATTCTGTATAGGAACGATTGGATTTGCACCACTTGCAAAGGTAGAATCCAAAGCAATTATAGCACCTGCATCTGTATCCATTTCATTATCTTGTGCCAAAGCATTATCATAAACCCCGATTGCTGGGTCTGCCATCTTTCCTGCCGCTTGATATGCTAGATAGATAATACCGTTGATTGCTGCGATAGTGTTTATAAAGTTAGATACATCGGAACGACCATAAACTTCGCCACGGATACGAGAATAACGGGCAACTGCCAATGGATTTTCCCAGTAAGTATTCCGTGCGAATATCTTGTTTTCGCCGTCAAACATCCATACAGATTCATATTGTGCTTTCCGTTCGCCCATAACTGCATTTGGACTGTATTCTGTGTTCTTGTGTAAGATACAGAACAGTTTATACCGTTTATTCCATTCGCCGTCTTGATAATCTTTTTTCAAGTCACTTGGCATACTTTCATACAATTTGCCCGATTCACCACCGAAATAGTCAACGATAACCTGTGGATACCAATTAAAGGTCAATACTGCATATTCTGGTTGATTGTTTTTGCCGTCTTGAATTGCCATATTATCGATACCAAACTCTTGGACAATGAACGGACAGTTGTCATTATCTTGTTCGGTCACAAAGAAAGCAGATGTTCCGAATGTTTCCCAATCACGATAAAACATATCACGAACTTCAAAGAAACCCGAATCAGAACTATACAAAGCATCAACCAACTTATCTGATTGCTTGTTAAACCAATCTATATCCGATGAACGCAATTCGCTTTCTGGCATATTCGCTACCAAATGGAACGGATTTACTGTTGGAAAGACAAGAGATGCGTAATAATCACAAACCGTTTCAACTGCTCGTTTGCACATTGGGTCATAAGTTTGGCGGTCAAGCGTAGAATCTTCACTGAAAGTCAATTCCCCAAGAGATTCGCCATAAGTTTCGCCAGTGCCAACGATTTTACTAATCAAAGACCATAATCCAACATACTGGACACGCACTGCTTCAAGATTAGATTTTAGATTTGTGTAGAAATTTATACTTTTAGCCATGATGGTTTCTCTTTTTTCTTGATAATAGCCTTTCCACTTGCTACCGTATCAAAATTATTTAGTTTTTTCAAGCCATATTTTAGCCCCCAAACTGCCATTGCCACCGAATCGGAATAATCGGGCGAACGACCTAAAATCCGTTTGATTTGGTCTTTCTTTGCTAACTGAATCTTGCCTAACTTGTTGTCTTGATTGATAATATACTGACTACGCAAATCTTCCTTGCACCGTGATACTGCCTGCGGACTGCCTAACAAATGCAACCGACCTTGTCTTGCTATCTCTTCCAAATTACCATACGCCGCCGCCCTGCGATTGAAATACACCCCCTGTGGTTCACTTGTGCCGTGGAACTCTATAAGGTTAGGATGCCGCCCACGAACTTGTAATACTGCTAAACCCTGCCCGTCTGCATCCCAAACTTCCCAATTCGGCTTGAAATTCGTCACTTCTTGCATCACACGACCAACCAATGAATTGGTGTCAAGGTGTAATCCTTCGCCCACTTGGACATAAACATGGTTATCATTACCTAAAATCGCCTTGCTGATAACCGAATTATCTCCACCACCAATCGCAACATCAACCCCGATAGATGTGTTCAACGGTCTGAAATCGCTATCATAATCCGCTGTCATAGATTCTAACTCTACCGGACTGAATAACCGAACATACTCATCATCATCGCTATACAGAACGGATGCACGCCACAATGTTTCGTTTTCTTCCTTTAATGAATCCCAAATTGCTTTGGTTGTCGGGGCCAAATAAGGGTTTTCCCAGTAATCAATACGAATATACAAGGACAAACTGACTTTCTTATATGCTTCGGCGAAATCAAGAATATACTGTGGCAAGCGGTTAGATGCTAGGATAATGATACCGTCTTTACGCAAATAGGTGTTTAAGGTGTCCATTGCCGCCTTTTCGCCCCAATTCTCAACTTCATCGATGAATATCAACTTACCGCCCTTTTCGCCACCTTTCAATGCGGTTTTACGACTTGGGTGGAATCCTTGATAGATAATCGTCTGTCCTGTTGCTAGATAATGTTCATATTTGGTTGAATTGGGTAATAGATTCGATTCTGCTATCTGTTCATTAAGGGTTGTGATAGAATCGGACAGTTTCTTTTCGACAATCAACCCTTCAATAGCCGTATCGGAATATCCCCACAATAATAATTGATGGACGGCTTGAACACTTCCCCAGCTTTTGGACGAACCCCTCGAACCCTCTAAAAGCAAAAGACCCCCGCCATTTTCATATAATTTGATAATGGCATTTTTAATCTTATCGTTCATTGTGGAACAATAATCTGCAAAATTAACTATCTTCGCCATCAGTATTATCTTTTACCATATAAGGAACCGTTTTAATATCTTTGACGGTTATCTCTGTTGTTGGTTTTTCGCCCATAAGGTCACGAATAAACTCTGCCGCCTTTACATCGCCCATCTGCATTTTCTTTACTAGGGCATACATACCCTTAACTAACTGGGTTGTTTCTACGCCGGGAATAATCTCACTATCTTCTACTGGTTTGTTGAGAATTATCTCTAATGCCTTGCGCATCCGCTTGTCTTCACGCTTGGATTCTCCACTGGCTACACCACCCAATTTGCCAGCCGCTGATTTACCGCTGGTATCTCCTTTTCGGAAACAGTGGTCTTTTATATTGTCAAAACCTGCCATTTGTATAGTATCCTTTCCGTTGTATATATATAACATAAGTTAAATTTTTGTAAATGTCAATACAAAACCCCGTGGGGATTGAGAGCCACGGGGGGGAGAAAAATCAATGAAAAATCATAGTTTGCGTTGCCGCGTTTATAATGTATCAAAAATATTTTTTATTTCAATAATTTTTTCTTGACTTTAACTATAGTTAGTGTTATTATAGTAATCGAACAAGGGCAAAACCTTGAAAAACTAACAAAAAAAACAAAAGAGACTAAAATGATTTATACAATAAAAACTGTAATTGAAAAACATTATATTGGTGGCGATATATACAATGCTTCCTTGATTCTTAATTCAGATGACGGAAAACACGATGTCCAAATGCCAATCGCAATAAATAAAAAAGATTACGCAGAATTGACAGATAATATCAACGGAATCAAATCTCGTTTGGAATTATTGGGCAATGATGTGAAACTTGATGTCGTTGTTTGGGAAGACCCGAACTTTGAATCACAAGAAGAAGCAGACGAATATCTTATGAATCATTAAAGGGGTATAAAATGACAGACATTGATATTCTTTACTGGTTTTGGTATAATATACCTGCCAACGATTATTAAACAACAAAAAGGAGAGAAAAAAATGAAAAAAACATCTATTTACTGCAATCTTGGATTTCATCAGTATCATTGGGATTGGCGCAAATTGTGCCATACCTGTATGAACTGTGGGAAAGTAAAAAACAATTTATTCCGTAAAATCAGAAACATAATCATATTTTTATCTGTGTTGGCGTGTTTTATTTTGGTTATTTTGGCATTGTATAATGCACGGGCAAATCAGATGCAGAAATACGAACAGGCGCATAATTGCCGGTATGATTATAACGACCTGTGCTATACTGAACAAGAAAAACCCTGGTTGTTTAATGATTGACTTTTGAAAAAGAAAGTGATACGGTTAAATAAACAGACAGTTGCAGTGTCAAACGAGTTTGGGGCAACCCATATATAAAATCCCGAGAATACTGCAACTATTCTCGGGTATTTTATAACACAAAGGAATGAAAAGGAAAGAAAATGAGCAAAACACACGAATTTTACCCTATGATAACAGGAACAGTAAGAACCATAATGTCGTTAGCAAACGAACAAGAAAAAAAACAAATCCTGTTTATATTACAATATTATCCACTAGAAGGAATACCAAAAAAAGAAATGTCTTATTGTTCTGGTGTTCCAAAAGAATTATTAAAAGAACTTGACCGCCAATACTCTCGCTGGAACAAAGGGGGGAAAAATGAATTGGACTAAAATCCCCACTAATCTAATTGTAGAGCATACCCCCGATAAAGATATGCTAGCGATAGTAAAATATCAGCTGCTTTGGGCGGTATTAGAACATCGCCCCGATGACCGCACAGCACTGCGCCACATGTCTGCCAATCAGTTGCGAATAGCGTGTCAGTATATTGACAGCATATCGGGGAATATTTCATTAGATATAAATTCTTGCAATAACCACCGTAGCCGCCAAAAGTTATACTATGCGAAAATCCGCAGTGTTGAGCAAAAAACTGACGGTCACACTGACGGTCATGCTGACGGCCACAATGACACACACACTGACGGTCATGCTGACGGGATAGATAAGATAAGAGAAGAGAATAATAAAGAAAATATATATAAAAGAAAGTTCACAGTTGATAGCATAATAACGGTCAATGGGCAGGACTTTAATCAATTTCCACCAGAAAGTATGCCTTTGTTAAAGAAACACTGGACAGACGATAAAATTGAATACATACGTAAAGACCTTGCCGCAATGTATCCGCATGAAACCACGGTGGCTATTTTGCTAACAAAATACGAAAGCAACAAACAAACGAAAAAGAAATTCGCACCACCTACTCTTGACGAATGGTTGGAATATAGCGCAGAGAAAGGGTTAAAACTTAAAAAAATGGAAGAAGCATACGAAGCATACGAAGTCGCAGGTTGGCACGATTCGCAAGGCAAACCTATCTTAAATTGGAAACAAAAAATTCTAAATGTCTGGTGCAAAGATGAAAACAGGGAATCTTTCCCAATGAAACAAAAAATGCTTTAATAAAGGAGAAAACGATGTTTGATAACGAAAAACTTTGCGATTGGCCTATATCATACTTGCAAGACAAAACAATGGGCATATTCACTGGGGATTTGATTTTAGTTGGTGCTGGTAGCGGATGCGGGAAATCTACTTTATCACGCCTAATTACGATGTCAGCAAAGAAACAAGGTGTTCCAGTGGTGCTTTATTCGCTTGAAAACCAACCCGGGACATTTGTCAGAGAAGAAACCAGAATGGCATATAATGCTGACACGGGGTCTTGTATAAACGAAAGGGCTTTTAAGCAAGCACACCACGATAATCCTGCCAGATATGAAAAATACCGTAGACAAGTTTACGAAGAATCTAATCGGGCAACCGAATCGGGCTTAAAATTATTCAAACTTCATGAAAGTGTATCCGATTCAAATTGGGATGTAAACAAAGTAATCCACTCTATGTCGGAAGAATACGAACAAGGCTATCGGTTGTTTATCATTGACCATATCGACATGCTTATTACCGACCCACGAAACGAATTAACACAAACATATTCCAACATGAATAAACTTTGGGCTTTTGTGGCTAGTAAAAATATAGCGTTGATAACATTCTCACAGTTGGCAGGATCAATGCGCGAAGGTGTATTAGCCCCTAGTGACGAAGATTTGCGCGGAAGTAAAACCAAAGGCCAGCGCGCAACTGCTGTTATCACTCTTTCGCGACATGATTACGGGTATTATATTCTTGGGTCTAACCCACACGCTGCACCGACTTATGTCCGTCTTGCAAAATTTAGAGATGGAAAAACCGGTTGTGCAATAGTTTTCTTTGAAAATGGGGAATATATAGATTATTACCAAGAAATTCTATGTAATAAAACCGGAACACTTGTAGATGGTCTAAACCAAGAACAACTTGTAAAATTCAAAATACAACAAGGGTCAAAAAAATGAAACACATCGGCGAACTACTAAACGACTTTATAAAAAGGATTGAAAATGAACGAAACACTAGAAAAAATCAAAGCGTGGGAATATCTAAAAACAGAAATCGGAAAGATATACGACCTAAAAACGCGTAGTTTGTATTATAGGGCTTTTTTGACCCGTTGTATAGACGAGTGGGGGTTTAATCCAGAAAACCCCGCCAGCGGTCAAAAAAACACGGCTATCGTTGATGATTGGGAAAAAGATTTTATACAAGATATTCAAGACGCGATTTCTTATGGAATTGATACTCGTGAAGAAAAACGGGAAAAAGAAGAAACAGAATTGCGTGGGAATCTGCGCCTTATGATTATCAACGGGGGAACTCTTGCAGATATACCAGACGACATTCGCACACCGCACATAGAGAAAATATATTTAGAAGAATTATATAAATATGGCGATGAATTATGCAAATGTGCGGATGATTTAACTAAACCAAAGGAGTTATAAAATGATTACTTACATAATTCAAGATGAATACAATAGAATTTGGGCTATATTTGAAGATGAATCCGAAGCCAAATGGTTTATGAAGATTTTAGAAAAAGATAAAAATTGCGATAGAATATTCAGTATGCGTATGTGGATTGTCGCAAAAAAAGGATTAAGCAAAAAAGGTTATAGACAAGTAGCCAAAAGATGTATTGAAAAAGATAATGCTAACATATGGGGGTTCTAAAATGAAAGACACAAAGATACCTATTAAAATTGTTATATCTGGTAATCGTGCTTGTGGGAAATCTGTAATGGCACAATTTTTAGCCGATATGTTTGAACAATTAGGCGCAGATGTTATACATCGTGACTCAGACCTAGACAGAAAGATGTTTGCTAAACAACAGAAAGAATATTACAGAAGCGTTAAAAAAAGATTTGATAAACAGGTAATAACAATAAAAGTCAAAGATGTTGTATGCACTGAAAAAAACTACGAAAAACAATTCAACTACGCACAGAAATATATAAAAAAATGGGGAGAATAAAATGAATCTAATTGAATCTGTTGATTTACAACGATGTATTCGTGGAACTGCGTATAAAAAAGCAGCACAGTTATACGGGGAAAAGAACCGTGCGCGTGGGTGGGAACCTAAACCAACTGTGAACCAAATTCGTGGTGTTTTCCGAATCGGTTATAACCAGTTATATAAACGACACCCCCGCACAACTTGGTTGAACTTTGAAGACAAGCCTTTTTGGATATCTAAGTTGGATTATGTCGCCGCGCGTGGTGGCAAACCATTGTTGGAAGAATTACTGGACATTATATCTAAAATTGGTGGGCAATTTGCGATGGTAAATCCAACAAAACTGATTCGGTATCCAGGTGTGCAAGCACCAGAACCCCCGCTAGAACTAAACGAAGCATTTGATAAGGCACTGGATTTTATGGAGAATGAATAATGATGAAAAAGATTTATGAAACTTTACACATAAACGATGAGTGTTATACACCCGATTATGCTGTTCGCCCGTTATTAAAATACTTAGAAAGATTTAAGGGCAAAACGATATGGTGTCCTTTTGATACCGAAGATAGCGAATATGTAAAAATCTTGACTGCTAATGGGCATAAGGTTATTTATTCGCATAAAGATTCGGGCGACAACTTTTATGATTTTGGCGATGGTTTGTTCGCGCAGGATATACCAGATTTTGATTTATTGGTATCAAACCCACCGTTCCATAATAAGGCACAATTAGTTGAAAAAGTAATAAATCTTGGCAAACCATTCGCATTACTATTGCCACTGACTTGGTTAAATGATTCCGCACCTTATCGGTTGTTCTCACAGGGGGGGGTGGAACTTATGATATTTGATAGGCGTGTCCGTTTTAAGAACTGTGGGAACCAACCAAGTTTCGGCGTTGGATATTATTGCCGTGGGATATTACCCGAAAAAATAGTGTTCGAATCATTGAATATAGGTGGATAAAATGAATAACGCAGAAAAATGGGGTGCAATCTATAAAAAACTAAAAGAGATTGACGAAAACCGTAAATTTCGTAAAACTATTGATAAACGGCAAATCACACTGGAAGTTGCGATAGCGAGAGCAGAAAGGAAACAAAAATGTTTGAATCAAAAAAACTAATTGAAATGATAATAAACGCAGTGGAAATTGAAAAATTTACCACCTACAACCGAATCGCATCCGAATCGGATATTTCGGTCATTTCTTTATGGAAAATTCGTAAAAATAAACAGAATCCAACACTCGCAACAGCGCAGAAAATCGCCAAAAGTATAAAAAAATTAAAAAAAGTAAAAAAATGATTTGACATTTAATTATAATTAAACTAAAATACACATCGTAAACAACAAAAAGGACTAAAAATGAAAGTATTCAAAGAACCACAACATTACATAGATTGGGAATCCGTAGGCGGTTATGAAAAGTTTATGGATGACTACAAAAATTGCCCAGATTATAATCAACGCAGAATCTTGATTGAATCCCTGCCATTACAAACAAATCCGAAATGGTTAGAAGAACGCAGAGCGCATATCACTTGTTCTACTATGAAAGATTTTTTAGGTATGGACAGAACAGGAAAGAAACCCGGCGCAGGTTATAAGAAAGTTGTGAAACGCCTTGTCGCAGAACAAGTCGGTTGGTCGGAAGCAGAGCAAACTTGGAATGAAAAAGCAAGTTGCAAAAGAGGCCTGTTATTCGAACGCCGGGCAATAGAATTATTTGAACAAGAAACAGGCATTAAATTAAAAACAGACATCGGGTTTATTAGCGATGATATTGACGGATTGCCATTGGGTTATAGCCCCGATGCGTATGCGGGCGATGCAGATGCACAAAAATTTGATTGCTTGGCAGAAGTCAAATCGTATGAATTAAACCGTATTCTGGACGAATTGGAAGTATTACATAGCCCAGATGTGTGTGAACAGATGCAGGGTGGTATGTTTATTGCTAATTGCCCACGTTGTTATAAAATCTTGTATTGTGCAGAATTAGATAAGATATTTTATCTTAAATACACAAGGGGACTAGATTTCGCCAACAGATTACACGAACGCATTCCGGTGGCGATTGAATACAAGAAAGAAATTGAACATAATCTTACATACACGGATTTAACCGATAAGATTATGGAATAGGAATTGCTAGGGCGGTGTTAGTCTCACCGTGTTTACAGTTGCGCCCGACAACTTCCTAGCAATATCGGGCATTTAACCGGGGCAGGAATCCCTCCTACATTCTCAAACCCCTGCCCCACCAGTAAAAACGGGGTGCCACCTTTCGTTCCTCCCTCCCTACGGCACCCCACCAAGATAAAGGCAACAGATGAAAAAGACAATGAGAAGTTTTAACAGCACGCTACGAACCGAATCGGTTAAACACCGGGAAAAACGGTTGGCTGGTCTGTTGCCCAAAAAACGGTCTGCATTAAAACCGATGTCCAAAAAAATGAAATCACGGGTATCAGATTGGCGCAAGACCGCAAAAGAAATCTGCACAGTGAACGGCGTTTTGCGTTGTGCATTGTGCGGGTATGCAATCACTGGCGAATGGCACGCGCATCATTATCGTGAACGCCGTGGCGTGGCACATAGTATTAAAAATGACAAATATGTATGTGCATTACACCCTGGTTGTCACTTGGGAATTGACCACAATTCCGCCGATGCGTATAATTTTGCCCGTGATAGAATTGAACAAAACTTAAACCTATGGAGAAAATAAAATGAAAAAAATCATATCATCATTAGTGTTAGCAACCACAATTTCAACAGCAAACGCGATGCCACCATATTATAATCACGGTTATAATGTTGGTTATCATAATGGTAAAAGCGACGCCTATAATAATGTGGCGTGTGCGGTGGTTTTTACCGGTGTTGCAATAATCGCTGGCATTGCGATTTACCAATTAGGGAAAGAAAGCCGTTGGGGCGTAAATCAAAACGGTGTGACCTATCGGTTTTAATGAGGTTGGGCCCCGTGTGCTTGTTGAAACGCTCGACACGGTCTTTTGGGATTCCGCCAGTAATCCGCCCAAAACTGGCACAATAAAGGGGACACCAATGATATTACCAGACGCATTATTGAACGCAAAGAAGTATATCCACGAACCGAAATACCACAACAAGGAACGGATGTGGGGCTACGAACGGCGCGTGAACGGGCAGTGGGTGACATACTTTACCTTCACGGAAGAAGCGTGTTGGGAAGCGTTTTATAAACAATTCCGGGCGATAAAAGAATCTTTGATGACGGGCAACGAAAGGGGGAGCAAATGAAATACACAAAAGGCGATTTATATAATTTTTTTGATGAAGAAGCGAAAAAGCATATAAAGGATTGCTTCGAAAAGGAAAAAGATAAATATGCCGAATATATCGTAGTTGAGGTCAACCGTTTACAATGGGAAAATGATTGTGAAATTGAAAAAAACGAAAAAACTGTTTTGAAATATCTTGGACAAATTCCCTTTGTTATGAAAGACGAAGACAATGAAAATGATTTTCTGGACGTTTATTTCGAAGTCAGGGCAATAATAGACAAAGGTTATGTTGTTCAAAATCAAAAATTATTTAGTGGCAATATTAAGATTGCCGCCCCAAAAAAGGATTGGGTGCGTCCTGTATTTACGCCGGCAGACGAAGCAGTTGCAAGATTTCATAAAGAAGAATTAAAATGGCAAAAAGAACGCGACCGCGGGAATAATAGTTTCTGCGAATAAAAAAACACTGAAAGCAACTTATAAATAAAGGAGAACAACAATGATTGAAAAAACTAAATATATTATGTGTGATTGTGGGGCCGAAGTTTTGGTTATCACCAAAGATGAAAGTTATGGGGTTGATTTTGCGATATTCAAATACAATCCGGGGCGTAGTTTAATAGAACGGTTGCGGTTGATATGGCAAATCATACGACATGGTGAACCATATACAGACCAAATGTGTCTTGGGATGGATAAAGTTCGCGACCTTAAAAATTATCTCGATAGATGCTTAAAACAGTAATTAAAGGTGGCGACAATGAATAAACATCAGTTTTATTGTATCATGTGCGGCATATCGTATATTTCAGCGATTGTGTCGCAACAACACCCATTTATAGAGTTTTTGTTTAGTGCCGTATCAGTTATGTATGGTGTGTTGGCATTATGCACAAAGGACAAATAAAATGAAATTGTGGTGTTGCGGTTGTAATGATTATGTGGAAGCGGAATTATGTGGTGGCGACATCATATACCCGCACCGCCCAGACCTGTATAAATTAAAGTTTTATCGGTGTCCGCATTGTAAAAATTATGTTGGCACGCATAAAAAATGGGGCATGGGAACGGACGGCAGAAAACATAATATTCGTGCATTTGGTTGTATTCCAACGCCCGAACTTAAAATCGCACGCCACAAGATACACGAAATACTTGACCCGTTGTGGCAGGGCAACAAGCCGTCCGGAACGCGAAAAAAAATATACAAGCGTTTGTCAGACGCGTTGGGCTATGAATACCACACAGGCAATACAAGAACAATAGACGAGTGCCGAACCGTATATCGTCTAATACTAAAAATAGCAAAAGGTGGAAACAATGAGTGATATGAAATGTGGCGCACCAAAAGATTATAAATGCGCGCCGTATAACCATAAAATATGTGCGAATTGCAGATATATTATTTGTGAAAGCACAAGAAAACACATAATACAATACAAAGGCAGCAACAATGAGTAAAGATATTTGGCATATAGCAGATGTAAAACCAAAATCGCTAAAAACATTTGTGTATAAAACAGATAAAGGACATATTGGAACCAGTATGTTGGTAATAGATAGCGGATGGACCCCTGTGCTGTTGCCAGAATTTTATAGTATGGATGACTTCGACAAAGCAGAACGAATTACCAAATGGTGTTATCTCGATGACTTGCTTGCTGCTGAATCCGATTTGGAACACACACGCAAGGCATTGGATGTCGCTGTGGGTCAATTAAAGAAAACCCACGATTACATAGAAGATTTCCGATACCAAGAAACAAATTACTTTTTAGTTGATAGTAAAGATGTGTCAATCATCCTTGACGAAACTAATGAAGCCCTAGAACAAATAACAGCACTAGAACAAAAGGAAGAGTGATGAAAGTAAAAAGACAATATATTGAGATTTTACAATTTCTATCCGGTAAAAATGTATATGATTCTACATTATGGGTTTGTATTGATTCGTATAAAATTACTGATTTAGGAAAGGTTGTTGGTGTAAAAAATGGCAAAGAATATGATTTGTTGCCAATCTTCCCTGCTATTAAAACAGCAAACAAAATGATAGAAATGATATTAAAAAATGCGACATTGGCAATATCAGGAGTATGGCAATATGACGATGATGGGGTAATGGATTATAAGAAAGTGGCATTTATACCAGGTGCCATAATGCCAAAAGCAGTTGGTTCTGCTGGGTTAAAACCATTATCTACTGGACGACATTTTAATATTACTTGGGAAATGGTTATTAGTTTGCAACAACAAATAAAAAACTATTTTGCAACAGCACTAGAACAAAAGGATGTAAAATGAATATGCATATACACAGACCAAATAAAAACCGCAGTTGGTGGATTTGTGAAATTGGTGTCAGAAGATACAAACTAACCCACACGACATACTGGTATTTCACATTTTTGTTCTGGGTATTGTGTGTGGAAATAAGAAAAAAAGGGTGGTAAAAATGATAAACCTATGGAAAATTATACCACACCGCCACATATACCGCCTTGGTGATTATGGCGGCAAGCGGTGCAGACGGTGCGGAAGATTTAGAAAATTGGAACAAAAGGATTGAGTGATGGCATACATATTTGATATTGATGGAACTTTGGCAGATTGTTCACAACGATTACATTTTATACAACCGCCCGAAGGTTTGGTGCATTTTGAAGCAGGTGAAACAGATTGGAAACCCGATTGGGATGCGTTTTATAAAGATTGTGTAAATGATAAACCAATATCGCCAGTTGTAGAATTGGCACAGGTATTAAAAGATTCTTATCAAGATTTAATATTCGTCACAGGCAGACCAGAAAAATATATGGAAGAAACAACAGAGTGGTTATGTAATCAGTTAGAAACCGATTGTATAACTTTATTTATGCGAAAAAATGGCGACTATAGACCAGATTATATCGTCAAAAAAGAAATATATGAAGAAGACATTAAACCATACCACCATATTGATGGTGTGTTTGAAGACAGAAAACAATGCGTTGATATGTGGCGGTCTTTGGGTTTAACTTGTTATCAAGTCGCAGACGGAAATTATTAACAAAAGGATTAAGTGATGTTTACTTATAACGAAATTAGAGCAAAATGGAAAGATATTGAACCAAAAGTAATACAGGGAATAAAAGAAGGGTTATATAGCGATTCTTATGAAAGTATTGTTAGGAATCTTGCAAAATTACTTTTAGAAGAAGCTTATTCAGAAGAAAGATTTACTGTAATAGATTGGGGCGATTATCAAGGAACACGCATATATTTATTTGCCGAATGTTGTTATCAGCCCGATGAAAACGATACTTATATTGTTAGTAATTATTATGGGTCTTGTTCTGGCTGCGACCAATTATTAGGGATTGTCGGTCTTAATTTTGAGCAAGAACCTATAACAGATGAAAATACAATAAATGATTTATTATCGCTAGTTCGTGATATTTATGAAAGAATTAGACCACTATCTGATTTACAAAAAATACCAAGATTAGCAGAACAAAAGGATTAAATAAGTAAACTTTGTTATAGTTAAAGTTTACTTTTTGGGTGTAAAAGTAAATTTTTCGCAAAAACTATAATTAAAAAAGGAAAGGAAATGGGAAAACAAAAATTAAAATCATTTGATTTTGCTTTTGCAAAAATGATGCAGGAAAAAATGGGCGTAAAGTTTGTAGATGAAAACGGCAACCCAATAAAATTTGAAGAAATAAAGGAAAGGAAATGAAACAATACCAATATCTTTATATAATGGCTTTACTTACATATATTGCCGCAAAAGTATCAAATTATACTGGTTTTTTATGGGGAATATTGTCAGTAGTATTTTGGGTGTTAGGAATTATTTGTGCGTGTAAAAACAAATAAAAGGAAAGGAAATGATAATAAACTACGAAAATCCAGTGTATAACCCAAAGACTGATACCTGGGAAATACATATCAAGGTCAAGGGGCAATACGAAATCTACACGCAGATTGTAGAGACAGCAACAGAAAAGGCCGCACAGGAATACATACGATATGTGGACTTGGCAATTAAACAAAGGGAGAAACAGAAATGAAAGCATTATTTGTAGAATCATATAACGGTTTTCTTGCCAAAAATGCGACCGATGATTTGCGCTGGTCGGGGTCAATGGACAAGAAAATTTTTCGCTTGCTCACTTCGTTCGGTAGTGGCGTGTGCGTGTGTTCAAAACACACATACGACTTATTACCACAAAAGATGCTTGACGACCCAGCACGCACTTACATTGTCGCAGAAAAGGTCGGCAGTAAATCGTTGCCCGCGTTGAACAATGTTTATCCTGACGCAATTCTTATTGGGGGCCCTGCATTTATCAAGGTCGCATACAATATGAGCATACTTGATACTATTGTAGTGACTACAACCAAGAGCAATATTACGGGCGACCCAAAGTATAAAAACCCATTGATTAAAAATTTGCGGCATCCAACAACCCAAATTGATTTTGGCGATATTATTGTCAGAATTTATAAAGCACAACACGGAGCGCAGAAATGAAAGAAACAATCAAAACCATAATGGATTGGCACGAACAGACATTCCCAGATGCAACTCTGGAAGGTCAAATAAATAAATACGCGGAAGAAACTAATGAGTTTTTGAATACAGATGGCCACAAAGACTTGTTAGAACTAGCAGATATGGTAATAGTATGTGCTGGCATAATGCGATTTTCACGTGGTGTAGGCAGTTGTTTCCTGCAAAATACCTATGTTATTTGCTGGGAAATTGGCGAGTATGATATGACAGAATTGTGGGACGCCGTAGAAACTAAAATGGAAAAGAACCGTAAGCGTGTATGGAACAAAACAGGCAACGGAACTTACCATCATGAAAACGGTATTGAAGATTAGGGTTAAAGGGAAATAAAACCCCACGAGAAAGGAGAGAAAAAATGAAAACATTATACATAATGACGAGTGGAGCGTATCATCGCCCGATTGACACACCCGCGGGGAAAGCAGGTTGGGTTGGCGAAATAACTTTTTATAGGAATAATCTTGACCCTAGAATCGTAAATAGACCTGATATTACAGAGAATTTTGATACAGAAGATGAAGCAAAACGATTCGTTTCAAAAACCCTACACGCACTATATAATCAAGATGAATTTCGTGTCCGTGGTTATGCCCGCAGAAGTTATTTTACCCAATTACCAGAGTAAATTAAGGCACAAATATACGATTCATTGACTTGGGTGCATAGATGGACAAATGCACCCAACCTTTCGTGTGCCTTGGGTCTTCCATCCATAAACCACAATTTACCAATAATTCTTGATGCGCATTTAACCACGATGCTAGTTTCCCCTTGGGGTCAGCAATATCAACCGCGCAGCCGTATAAATGTGAACTACCCATCGCATTTGGGTTTACCCTTTCTTGATCTTTTAATGACCGCAAGCACGAACTTGCCAGCATCGGCGGTTGATAGCCCAGTGCGTTGACTTTGCGAATAAGGTCTTCAAGATTTCTGATAGTGACCTTATCCACTTCCCATATTTTCCACTTGTGTGACCCAGCATTTAAGAGTTCTTCCAAAGAGAATTTCATTTAAGCACCTTTTTTGCTAAATATACCCCAACGACTACTGCCAAAGCCCAAAAAGACCACTGCCATTTTAATTTTTCTTGTGTAATTTGGTCTTTCTCTATATCACAAGCAGATTTCATAGCCCGTATTTCGCTTTTTATGACTGCTATTTGCGTGGTTATAGGTTCGGTCTTACAAGTATCCGCCAAAGTTTTTTCTAACGCCGTGGTGGCATTTATTGCATTTTCTGCGATAGTTTCTGTAATTGGTTTGGTTTTGGCACATCCAACCAACAAAACTGATAATATTGCTAAAATTGTAAATTGTTTCATCGTGACAACCCCCCATTTCTTATAAATTCAAGCCGTTTCCACACAATCCAATCTTCTGTCGTTTTCCAAATTTCATATTCTTCTGCCGTCAATGCGCCCTTTTCTGTATTACAAGATTTGCACGCATATACAATATTTTCTGGGCTGTTATCGTGGAATCTACTCCACGGGTTGATGTGGTCTTTTGTCGCTTTCTTCATTGGGAATTCTTTAAGACAATAAGGGCATATGAAAGTCGCATTACTGTCATAAAGTCGTTTCCATTTTTTCATTATTTATTTTTCTTTTTTAATGCTTTTGCAAGTATTTCGGCATCTTCTTTTGTGAACACAACTGAAAATTTATCAAGTATTTTTAATATTTTCGCCCATATTGCATCATCTTTTGTAGACGGTGTCCATTTGATTATTGCAGAACATATCAAAACCAAAGCACCATAAACCGCCAATAAATCCTGCCAATGTGTTAAAATCCAATCTAACATTTTTTACTCCTTTTGTTGTGTTTGCAATACTCTTTATAGAGTTCGTTCATATAAGAATTTCCGCCTATTGCTCTATAATCATCATAAAGTTTATGCACTGTTCCCCTATCGTCACGCCGCATTGCCGC